TCTCCTTGAAGAACACCACGCCGCCCATGCAGGCCGCCGCCCCGGTAAATGGTCCGTCCGAGCCTCTGGCGGCGGCGTAGCTGTCGGTGCTCAGCCCCGCAAAGCTGTTCCAGTTGCGGAAATCCCCCAACGCGCAGGCGTATATCTCGTTCACCGCCTGACCGTCCACGATGCCGTATTTGCACCCCCACAGCCGGTTGCCCTGCTCCACCACAAAGTCCATTTCCGGCATCAGCCGCATCACCGTCACCGCAGCCGTCTGGCTGTCCAGCGTCCGGCACAGCGCCGGCACCAGCACCCAGTCGTCCTCCGCCGCCTGCAATATGTGCAGGCCGTTCAGCTCCGCCGCGCCGCAGCCTGCCACCGTCACGCCGTCCCCGGCGCGGAAGCCCAGTCCCACGCCCACAGCGGCGATCTTTGTGTACACCTCCGTCAGCGCCGTCCATGTGCTGCCGTCATACCGCCGCATCACGCTCTCCGATCGCTCCGTGTCCAGCCACAGGTCCCCCGTCCGGGGCTCCTGGGGCGCCTCCGTGCCCGCCGCGTAGCTGCCCAGGCTCTCCCCCGTCCCGTCGCACAGGGTGAACGTCACCTCTCCCGTGGTGGCCCGCACATTCTCCATGCTTCCGAAGTCCGTCAGATCCTGGGTATTGATGTACTTCTTGTCCGGAAAGATCAGCAGATACGCCCCCATGCTCACCAGCTGCTTCCGGCTGTCCGTCAGCACCAACCCCGTTTTCGCGCCGTTCACATACAGCGCCGTGCCGTCCACCCAGAACAATCCGTCCTTCTCCGTCATGCCGTTGGGCTTTGTCAGCTGCGTCACCGTCCGCCGCAGGGGCCGCGTCTCCAGCGCCGGATACCCGCTGCTCCACAGGTTCTCCATCTGCTCCAGACTCCCCGCGCCGCTGCCCGGACGGCGGTCCAGTCCCCCGAACTGCTCTACGCCTGCCCGCTGCTGCGCCGCCGCCTTCAGCTTTGGAAAATACATCTCCGCCGCCCCCTTTCAGCACAGCCGCAGCGCCGACGCGCCGCCCTCCGGCACCGCCGTCCTGGCCCGGTAGTCCCGATAGGTCAGAAACGCGTTGTTCCACAGGCCCGCCGCGCTGTTGTACCGCGCCGTCTCCCCGTTGGCATAGTGCACCTGCGCCTCCACATAGTACCGGTACAGCTCGTCAAAGGGCGGCGCCGCCGTCAGCTCCGTCTCCTCGGTCAGCACCGGCAGTTCCCCCGTCTCCCGGCACAGCTCCCGCCGCACAAAGCCCTCCGCCTGGGCCAGCCACCGCAGCTTCTCCGCGCGCGCATACCCATTGGGCAGCAGCGCGTCCACCCGGTCCAGCACCTGTTTTGCCGTCGTCCTTGCCATGGCCGTCACCTCAGGAAGCTCTCTCGTCCACGTAGCGCCGGGCCGCCTCCGCCATCATGGCGGCGTTTTCCAACACCTCCGCCACGCACACCGGTACGCGCACCTCCACGCCGCGCATGATCTTCCAGCTGCGTCCGTTGACGGACACGATGACAAAATTCTCCTCCTGCTTTCTGCCCCTGGGCAGCAGCACCGTTGTCATTTTCTCCTTCATCTCGCCCTTCTCCTTTCCTCATGTAAGACCTCGCCCCGCCGTCCGCCCGCGTTCCGCAGGGGGCGGTGGCCTCGGCGTCCCGTCAGCGCGGCGTGGCCGCGCTGACGGCGGCATTTCCCGCAGGGGCGGACGACCCGTCCGCCCCTGCTTCACGCTCCCTCAGTTCGCCTTATCCTCGTCCGAATAGCTGCTGCCGCACTCCACGCGCACCATGTACTCGTCGTACAGGATAGCCGCGGCGTGTACGCCCTTCCAGCCCACGCTGGAGCGCTGGTCCAGCGGGTCGGCGGTACCAGAGCTGCCGCGGGGCTTCACGATGACCTCCGTGCCCTCGCTCAGGTCCACCACGCCATAGGCGCCCTTGCCCAGGAACAGGCAGCCGTACACGGCGCAGCCCTGCTTGCCGCCTTCGCCGGGGTAGATGACCTCCTTGTCGCCCACAGTGACGGTCTTGTCCAGCACCAGCTTCGCGTCGGTGTTGCTCACCACCTGGCAGCGGGTGCCGCCCAGCACCACATAGCGGCCCGCCAGCGCGCCGGCGGCCACGGTGCCGCCGTTGAAGGTCACGTCGGTGCTGGCCATAACATTGCCATTCACCTTCAGCGTGCGGCTGTCGGCGGCCAGGTCCTCGCCGCGATAGATCTTCGCCTCCGTGGTCTCCACGAAGCGCACGCCGTGCAGCTCGCCGATCTCGCCGGAGAACAGCTCCGTGGCCCCGGCATACTGGTGGGCGGCGATCCACGCCTCGTCCTGGCGCAGGTCAAAGGCCACGCTGGGGTGGATGATGCACACATACTTGCCGTCAAAGGTGGGCGCGTTCATCTTCTTCAGCTGGGTCGCCGCCTTGGCCACCAGCTCGCTGGTCATGCGGCAGTCCTTGTCCAGCGTCATGCGGCTGGTCACGTCGGTCTTGGTGCCGTCGCTGCCGATCTTGGGCGCGTAGATCACCTGCTTGCCCTGCTGGATCTCGTTTCGGGTCACCGTGTCCAGCGTCAGGCCCATGTTGCTGCCGTGGCGGTCAGTGATCTCCAGCACCACGTCGTCGATGGCCGTCAGATCCAGCATATCCGACACGGTGGTGTAGTCGCCGTACTGCGCCAGCTCCTTGGTGATGTAGCTGACGGAGATACCGCTGCCGTCGGGCGTCACGCCCTCGGTCAGGGGCTTCAGCGCCTTGTCAAAGGCGCCGAACTTACGCCACTCCACGGTCTTGCCGCCGCCGGCAGGCAGGCCCTTTGTGGCCGCGAACTGGTTGTGCACCAGCTGCGGTTTGGCGTTCTCCAGCAGCTCCATGCCGTAGTAGGTCTTCATCTCCGCGCTCAGGCCCGCCGTGGTCTGGGTGTTCTCCGCAAACATCTGCAAATTCATCTCCATGTTTTCTCTCCCTTTCTAAAATCTGATCTTCTCTCCATCCTGTACTCTCTTCCGTATCGCCGCCAGCTCCGCCCCGCTGAGACCCCTCGGGTCCCAGCGGCTGACGCTCCTGCGCCGTCCGCCGTTCTCCGCCACGCGGCTTCCGCCGCTGGCGATGGCCTGGGCCATCTGCTGCCGCGCCCGGATCACCGCGAATTCCATCGCGGCCTGCAGCTGCGCCTCCTGCTCCCGCTGCCGCGCCGTCTCCGCCGCGGCCGCCATCTGCCGCAGCCTCTCGTTCTCCTGCCGCAGTCCCCGCAGCCGTCCGTCCAGTATCCGCCGCACCCGTGCGTCGAATTCTCCCTTGTACCGGCCGCGTATCAGCGTCTCGAAGTCCTCTTCCCCGCCGGGTACCCCCTGTTCCCCGGCAGGTACCTGCTGCTCCCCGGCGTCGGGAGCCATTCCGCCCGTCTCCTCCGCAGTCTCCTGCGCCATCTTTTCCAGCTCGTCCATCCGAACTCTCCTCCCCGTGGTAGGTCACGACCCAACTTCCACCCTGTCAGGGTATTGCCGCGCCAGCAGCCCCAGCCCGCACCGCACCAGCGCGAACTCCCGGGCACAGTCCCCTGTCCCCGCGATCTCCGCGTATCCCGGCGCGCTTTGGAACCGTTCCAGCCGCCCTGTCTCCCGCAATCTCCCCGCCAGCGCGTACACCAGCGCGGACACCGCCGCGCATACGATGTCCTTCCCATACTCGCCGTACCCGGCGTGGCCCCGCACCGTAAGGTGCGCGCCGCCGCAGCTGGCCCGTATCATCTGGGCCGTACCGCCTGCCGCGTGGCCTGCCGCTGCCGCGTCACCGCGTCACTGCTTCGGGGCGCCGCCGCCTTTCCGCCGCTGCTCTCCCGCTTCTCCAGCTCTCGCTCCAGCGCCTCCGCCAGATGGGTCCCCTGGCTCTTGTCCAGCAGCGTCACCGCCCGCCGCAGCGCCTCCGTCAGCCACGCCTTCTGGTCCGTCTCCTTCTGTCCCTGTCGGATGACCTCCGCCAGCGTGTCCTTGCTGCGGAACTGCATCAGCTCCAGGCACCGCAGCGCCTGCTCTGCCATATCGCTGCGGAAGAACCCCATCTGAAACAGCTGCAGGGCCAACTGGTTGTACTCCATGGTCTGGTACGGCGTCTCATCCTGTGCCATCACCTCCAGATCGAACTCCGGCACGCGATAGCCCCCGGTCAGCAGCGCCCTGGGCCGCAGGCCCCCGTTGCCGTAGGCGACGAACGCCCCGCCGTCCCGGCCCAGCAGCCGGAACTGCCGCGGCACGTCGTAAAACTGCCGGATCAGCTCGATGCACAGCGTCACCACCTGCGAAAACGCCTCATACCCGTCGTCGATCATATTCCGCGACAGCTTGCCGCCCGCCTCCTGCAAAGCCGCAATAGCCGTGGCCGCCGTCACGCCGCCGGCGGTGCCGCCGCTCATCACGTCCCGGTTGCCCGCCGTCTCCTTCATCTCCGCGATCTTGTTCTGCAGCACCGCCACATACACGCTGTCCAGCGCCGGCACCCGGATCGGTGCGATGGAGTCCGCGCCCAGGTTTCCGTTGGTGTGTACGAAGGGCCTCGTCCAGTCGGCATACTCGTTCTCGTTCACCGCGCCGTCCGCCCGGATGAAAAACCGCGGCGTCGCCGCCGCCAGCGTGTTTTTCAGAATAGCCTGGTTCATCAGGTCGATCTGCTTCTGCGCCGACTTGCACAGATCCACATACCCATACCCGCAGGGCGTCCCCTCCTCGGGAAACAGCGTATCGAACACGAACGGGTACTTCCCGTGATCGTACCAGCCCCGCGCCGCCATCTCCGGGTCGTTCTCCGTGGCATACAGCACATTCTCCCCCACGAACTTGCAGTACTGCAGCACCTGCCGTCCCTCACGCTCCGTGTGGTAGTACCAGTCCACCACCAGCGACTGCTCGGACGTGTCCACCTTGTCGTCGAACAGATACCGGCTCACCTGCGCGCCGCCGCGCCCCAGCTTCCCCTCCAGCTCCGGCCATCTCCGCACCAGATGGTTGTTGGGCACCAGCTCCGTGCAGAAAAAGTGCTCCGACTCCTGTATGTCCGTGACCCCCGGCTCCCAAAACAGGTTCAGCACGTCCATGCTGCGGATGCTCACGTCGCCCAGCCCGTGCAGCTTTTCGTTGTCCCAGAACACGCCGTACACGGCGCACCCGGACTTCAGCTTGTCCCACCACGCCTTGGAATACGTCCGCCTGAACCGGTCGTTTTTCAGCAGCACCGGCAGGATACGGCTCAGCGTCTCTGCCTCCTGCCGGTCTCCCGGCTCCCGGGGCAGCACCGTCGGCTCCGGATAGCAGTCCATGGCGTCCGCGTGCTTGCTGAGGATGCAGTTCACCAGCCAGCCGCTGGCCGGCCGCACGTCCTCCGGATTGCCGCCCTCGCCTGCCTTCTCCATCTGCTCCCAGTGCCGCAGCTTCCAGAACTGCTCGTTGTCGATGATGCGCCTGTCCAGATTTTGCTTGCCCGCGCGATAGCGCCGCAGCACCTCCGCCGCGGCCCGTACCGCCTCCGCCCCGATCTTCACCGGAGCACCGGCGTCCCGCGCGGTTCTTGTCTCCTGCTCCATCCGAGCACCTCCCTTTCATGTTCTGTCCCTGCCCCCGCCCAGCCCGAAAGTTGCCCGCAAACGTGCAACACCCCCAAATTTTTTGTCCCAGCCTTCCCACCAAAAAAAGCGCAAAAAAAGAAAGCCCTTACGGGCTTTCTTTTTTATTTGCTCTTAGTGACGCTTTTTAGCGGTCCACGCCATGCCGGTCACGGACAGCACCGCCGTCACCGCGTAGATACCCACGCCCGCGTCAAAGGTCTTGGGAGAGCCCTTGGTGGTGGTAGAAGTGGTGGTATCGCTGGTGGAGGGGTAATAGTAATAGGACTTGTTGCCAACGGAACCATCGCTGTTCTGCTGCTTGCCCGCTGCCAGATACGCAGACACGTCAACTGCCTTGCCCGCAGCATCCTTGAAAGCACCGCCGGAGATGGCCACTTTGGCACTGGCGGTCTTGCCGATCATTGTAGCCGACCCCTTCGTAAAAGTACCGCCGGAAATGTCCGTATATGCTTCGCTCACGGTGCTTACATCACAAATAACGTAGGTTTCCTCTTTTCCGCCGCTAAAAGTACCGCCAGAAATAGACAGCATACCCTTGTCATTATCTGCGCCACAACCGCAGTTATAGATGACCGATACCGTGCTATCTGCAATGGCTTTCAACTCGGAGCCGTCAAAGTTTCCGTTTGTAATGGTCAATTTATTGTGATTCTGCACACAGGCTTGCGCAAAGTTTTTAAACTCGCCGCCGTTAATAGTCATCACACCGCAATCGTCATTCTTCACAGTATTCAGGCCACCGCTGAATGTGCCGCCATTGATGATCATGGTCGGCGTATTAGTCTTGCCAGTTCCGTTATAATAGCCATTTGCTACCATGCTGGAGAAGCACCCATTCTGCGTAACAGATACCCCAGCATTAATGGTCATCGTGCCAAGATTCTGAATGGTGTAAAACGAGTTGTTTCCGCTATCTTCCTTCGTTTTTCCGTTCTCCTGACTTCTGGTGAAGCTGCCGCCGTTCAGAACTGCGGTTGCCCCCTCATTGTTAAACAGTGCCGCGCGGGCGTGGCTTACATTGTCCACGGTGCCGGTGCCGGTAATGGTCAGGGTACCATTATTCACGATGGTATGCTCGCCAGCCTTATTGGTCAACGTAAACGTACCCAAATCCAGAGTAACAATTGCGCCGGATTTCACGGTCAATGCGCCAGCAGTCAGCGTGACATCACCGGTCAGCTCATAGGAACCCGTATCGAGTCCTGTCATTTCTGCCGTGATTGGTTTAACACCATCTGCCCAGCTCACGCTGCACAGTCCCAGCGCCAACACCAGCGCCAAAATGGTTGCCAATATCTTTTTCATTTTTCTTACCCCGGGTTTTTTAGATTTCCGCAGGATGCTTCGTTTTAACAAGCTTAAAACGCCAAAGCAGGAGTACTCCTGCGGATAATCAGATTATAGCACAGCTGCATAATTTGTCCAGCCCTTTTGTGTAAAATTTCGCATTTTCGTCGTCTGCGGAATTCGGACCGGGGGAGGGGCGCAGCCCCTCCCCCGGTTTCTCACGGCTCCCGCCGTATCTCCGTCCTCTCCCGGGGCGCGATGGGCCGCATCATGCAGAAATACCGGCTCTCGTCCGCCGCGTGGTCCTCCTGTCCCGTGTCCACGTCCTCCGGCGCCGTGGTGCTGTACGACAGCCCCGGTACCGTCCGTATGAACGCCCGGCAGTTTTCGAACACATACAGCATGGGGTACCCCTCCCCGTCAAAGCTCATCCGGTAGTGCAGCTGCATCCACCCCGGTATCCGCCGGTTGTCCCCCTTTTCAAAGAACAGCCTGTGCTTCAGCGCCGTCTCATAGATGCTCTCGCCCCGGCTGGCGTCCCAGATGGCCGGGTCCGCCACCCCCCGTATGGTCCGTCCCCGCAGATATGGGTGCTCGTCCTCCATCCGCCGTATCTCCGCGAACTGCCGCTCCGGTGTCCACAGCACGCCCTCGTCCGGCGTTCCCGTGCAGCCGTACAGCTCCAATATCCGGTACACGCACCCGTCGAAGTCCACCGCCCACCAGCCGCAGGAAAAGGGCTTGGCGTACCCGAAGTCGTAGCTTCGGTACACGTTCCACTCCCGCGGGATGTCAAAGGGCCGGATCACGTGCGTCCACCGCCGGTCCGCGTAGTGCGCCGGGTCGTCCGTGAACTCCTGGAACACCTGTCCCGCCAGCACGTCCCACCGCCCCTCCAGCCACGCCGCCCGCAGCTT